CGTCTTTTCGTTCTTGAAAATTATACGTTCCGTCTACGTCTGATTGGTAAAAGTGTTGAAAAATTGCGTTGTTTCGTGGCGTTGCGGGGATCGTGAACGCTTGCGAAAAGTCGGTACTTGTCTTTGAAATATCCGCGATGTTTTGAACGCTTGAATTTACCTCGATATTTTCATCGTTGAATAAATCCAATTGTTGCCCTTCAATAAAAACCCGTACTTCTCTTTTCATTAAATTACATTATTTATAACATCGAATGCCATTTCAAAATCCAAAGAATAATTAATTTTTTTGTTGTTTATATTCTTTTCTTTGTTTATGCTTTTCGTATTTATTCTTATTGGTAATTTCGTGTTTCCCTTTGTCCATAAAACGCGCTCCGATAATAAAAGCTCTTGTAAGTTTTCGCTGAAATCTTCTTCAACCCAACCCGAATTTATTTTATATTTTATACCGCCATTATTATTAAAGATTTGTTTTTGTCCTTGTCGAACGTCGTAAGTCATCGATGAATCGAACGACTGCATAAAATTATACGGGGTTGATTGAACTTCTAAACTTTCGAAACTTGCTTTAAAGAATGCTTCGCGTTGCCATCCCCCGTACTTGTTTATAAAATCTAAAACAACGGGTTCGTATTTGCATTCTTCTACGGGTCTAAAATCGCTATTAAAAACAACTTGCGGTGGTAAAGTAGGTGTTATTACTTTTAAGTTTGCCCCGTTATTAATCATTGAGGTTGGAACTCGGTAAAGGTCGAACACGCCTGGCGCAATTGCCGTGAACGTGTGGTTTAATCCGTTGACTAAATCCGTATATAAAACTATATAATTGATTGGTAAAAATGCCGTTAACGTTCCCGCTAAACTTTCGCTTGTTGTTGGGTAAGTAGAAGCGTCGTAATAATAATAATAAGTCTTTAATGTTTCCCCCAAAGCAACAAATTTGCCTATTGAATAATTGGGGTTTATTCCCGTCTCGTAATCTCCATAGCCGTCAAACGCTCGGTAAGTTTCCGTAAACTGCAAAACGTAAGTTCCCCCAATAAGATTGTAAGTTAATACGTCAATTAAAACATATTCCGCTACGGGTGTTAATTGTAAATCCGTGTTTATGTTGTCGGGACTTGTCGGGTGCGTTATGTATTCCCGAACGTACGGACTTAAATTGTAAAGCGTTCGCGTGTCGTTTGACGCGGGTATTAATTTACTTAGCGTGTAAGTAGGTGTTGCGGGTGGCGCGAAACCTTGTTTATATATAAATAATTCAACCTTCGAACCCGTTTGCGTTGGATCGTCAACTTGAATAATAAACGGACTGCGGACAAAAATATGGTCTTGTGTTGGTAACGCCATTGCTATTTATTTTTAAAATTTTCTTTCATTATTGTATCGAATGTTTCTTCGGCTTCTAACCCGTATGCTACAATCATTTCGTCGGGCAATTTCTTAAACGCCTTTTCAAAAGGTTTGGTAAAAAATAAGCTCCTTGTTATTCCTTGCCTAAAAACGCTTTCTCGAACTGCAAACGGGTTTAATCCTTTTGACTTCGCCCATTGCTCAAAATGTTTAACGCTTGGTTTTTTTTCTTTTTTAAAACTGAAAGGACTATCTTTGCCTTTTTGTTTCCACATTTTGCCCTTGTTGTTTGTTCTTTTAAATTTACTTGTTGTTGCCCTTACGCCCCCCGCTCCTTTAACCCCTTGGTCTTGAAAAAAACCGTGGTCGGACATATCAAAATACAAGCGTAACGAATTCGGCATAACCTTAATTTCTCCTTGAATGGAATCGTAAAGTTTGCGCGTGTGGTTCTTTTTTAACTTGCTTAAATTACTGCGTGCTTGTTGTATAACGTAGTCCCGAAACTGCTCAAGAATTATTTGTTGTTCGTCTTTTTCCATTTTAACAAATAGTCATATCGTTAGGAACTAAAACGTCAAAGGTCATTGTCCAACCGCTTAATAAGTTTTCAAATCGTTCCGTAAATGGATCGCAGTTTGGGTTGCCGTCTATTTGAAATAAATCGTATGCCAGGCTACCGTGTAACATAATGTCGTACGCGCGGTTTAAGATTGCTAGCGTTGAATTTAAAGCGTCTTGGGTGTTGTCGTTGCCTAAATAAACGCTTGTGTTTTCTTGCTTCGAAATATCAACTAAATCCATTGCGATTAAAGAAATATTAAACCGCAACACGTTAACCTCAAATGTACACGAATTGACCATTATATGAACAAGAGGGAAAATTGTTTGTTTAGCTAAATCAACTTGAAAAATATCCCCTTCGCTTACTGAATTAACCAACGCGTCCGCGTCAAGGTGCGTTTTTAATTTATCTATTGCCGTGTAAAATCCGTTCATTTTAATATCTTATTTAATTGCCTTTGTTCTATTTCTATTTTTTGTTTCTCAAACGTTAAGTACGTCAAACATTTAAGTAATCCCATTGCGGTAACTTCGTCAAATTTTGTGACATCTCCTTTAGCGAGTGCATAAATGCTTTGATACCATCCCCATTGTTTTTGAAATTGTGTTGCTTCGCTAAAGTCTCCAACATTTTGGGATTCTTCGCTATCAGTTGTTCTAAATAGTGAATCGTACCCCGCAACAATTCGCTTCCTAAATTCCAAAAAAAAACTGATGAACTTAATACAACACTAATTGGTGCGTACTTCATTAAATCGGAAAATTCATCCGCGCCAGTGTAATCAATTATTTTGTATCCGTCTTTTGCTTTCTTCGTTATTGGTCGATACATTACCGCCATTGCTTTGTGGTAAGTTTCCCAAGACTTTAAATTTTCTTCTAAGTCTACATATTCCCCGAAACTAATATTTTGTAAGTCGGGTATAAACCCGAATTCCATATCTTTAATTTTAAACGTCGGTGTAAACTTCGGGGTCTCTGAAAACAATTTATTAAAGTGCGCAACTAATTTTATTACTTCAGAATATTTAATATTTATTATTTCTTTTAGTTGAATACCGCAGAAAATTTGTATCATTTTTTCGGCTAACATTTCGCTATCGTTAGTGCTTTCTTTTACCTTAACAAATTGCTGGTATTGCCCTAAAGTAATTTCGTTTAAGTCCGTTGGAATTGTTAGTTCTAATTTCATAAATATATAATTAAGTTTTTGGTTTATTGTTATAAGCTACTGCAATTTCGTACGCGTGAATTAACATCTCAAAGTGTCTAACGAACGTTCTTGAATCCGACATATTGATTTTTACCTTAACGCCTTTGCGTTGGTAAATGTATTCCTCAACTACGGCAACCATTACGCTAATGTCGTTTGTCATTTTATAAAGTATAATCCTTTTGTTGGGTTTGCTAATTGGTAAGACACCGCATAACGTAGCGCGTCGATAGCGTGGTTATGTTTGTCAATTGGTGTTTTGCTTTTCTTCTCTAACCACGAGTAGTTGTTTAGTTCTTTAATCAAGTCTATGCTATCTTCGGAAATTACCAAGTCGTAATCTTGTAATAAACTGATTCCGTATATAACGCTATCCGCTCCCTTGATCGTTGGAACTACATTATTACCTAATGAATTTAGTTCGCTTATTAGTCGCGGTTCGGAATTGTCTCCAACAATTAAATCCTTTTCCGCAAAGTCTGAATTTAGTTTTGCTATTTGACTTGTGGTTAACGCTTGTTTGTAGAATAACAACTTAACGTAAATAACTTTGTTCGCTTTATCTATGTTCGTTTTAACTAAGGTTGTCGGGTCTGCGCTAAAGCCGTAATCCTGCCCGTAAACGTTTGTTCCTATTTCTCTAAATTGTCCTATCTTCCAATTGGTAAATATTACACCTTCGGCTTTGTCTAACCACCCCCCTAAAATTGTGTGCTTGTATTTTTCGGGTCTTCGTGTTTTGATATGTTCGACTTGGGTTAAGAATGATTCCGATAGATTCTCGATGTTGTCTAAGTACGTTGTGTGTATGTAAGTCGTATCGTTTTTTATTAGCGTTGCGCCTTGTTCGATTCCCTTGCTTTCAAAGAACTTGTCGTATATAAAATGTTCCTTTGTCGTGGGGTTTAGAATAAGTATAACGCGGTTTTGTTTTGTCTTGTGCCTAATCGATAAATCTATTTTATCAAAGGTATCTTCGTCGGTTAGTTCTTCGGCTTCGTCAAGTACCCAAGTCGTTACCCCTTGCAATGATTTTAAGTTAGCCGTTTGCGTACCAGAGCTTGTTTTAATTCCTTTAAAGATTATTTTGCTACCCGTTTGAATATTTATTATTTCGTCTTTTGTTACAAGAAAATTTTCTTGCATATCCATCAACTCAATTTTTTCTATGAATTCGGGAATGATTGATATACCCGCACTAACCAAAGTATAACGCGTGAACAATACAACGTGTCCGCTTTCCTTTGTAAGCAACAATAAGAACGTGGTAACGGAATAAGACTTGGACGAACCGCGCCCACCCGTTACAATAAAGTAACGCGATTCCGTACCTAAATAATTAAACTTCGGGTTTAATACTATCAATTTTAAATAAGTCTTTTACGTCAAAGTCTGAAACGCTTAGGTTTGTATCGGTTGTTTGTTTAGGCGCACCATAACAAGAATCCATTAACGCCTTGTAAGCGTTTACGTCACCTTTACCCGCCTTTAAAAGCATAGCCATTGTAATTGCTTGTTCTTGCGTTAAGGTTTGTTCTTCGCCCGTTAATGGGTTCTTTTGAGTCCTTGCAAATTCAAACAATTCTTTTATTATCGTACTGCGGTTCTTTGAACCCTTGGGTCTTCCGTTTGGATTTCCGCTTTCGCCCTTGTCCCAATTTGGTTTTAAATTGTCTTCTTTATTCATTCGGTGTAATTTCGGTGTTTATTTCAGTTGTGTTTTCTTCTTTGTATTCGTTGACTACTTTGCTTAGTTCGTTGACTACTTCCCTTAAACAACTTCCGCAACTTGTCGGTTGCCTTCTTTGTGAAAATACTCTATTGTAAATTTTAAGTAGTTCTCGTTGTTCGCTTGGAATTA